GTCGATGACTTTGCTCAAAATATTTGTATCATCTTTCTTGCCGGGGTTCAATTTCTCTTTTCTACAAGGTCTTGCACCATCCAACGCCATGTGCACTGCATCCATTACATCGTCATGCTTTCCTTTTGGGTATGAAAGGAACTCTTTCTGCGGTTCTAAATCTTGTGGTCTAAAGAAAAACTTACCTTGAGCAAAGAGTGGTACGAGGGACAATAACCTCTCAGACTTAGAATTACGGGGTTTAACGCCCTTTTCTAGTCCAGGTATGTAAATTCCCTCATCTCGCATTAGTTTGCGCGTATGCTGCCGTAAGGCCTCTTGATAGCCAACTGTCTCTACCTTCATCCTTCTTGGTGAGTATTTCTTAAATGCATCTATTATTAGTTGTGGTTGTTCAGCTGGGTTTGTTCTGGATCTCTCTATGTCCACGATGTAGACATTTCCTCCGTGATCCATGGCTACTGTTGCTATCACAAAGTAATCCGCATGCCGAGAGAGGGAGGATGCTGGGTCTATGCCCGCATACAACTCGACAGGCGTAATCACTTCTTCTTCACCTTGTAATTGAACTAAACAATTCTGTCCAGCTATTTTCTTATATTTCTTGTGATGTATCTTCATGTATTTTGGTTTGAACGGAGCATCTCCTGGAGCTTGCGGTTGGTTCATATACTCCTGATAGAACCCCGCCAGATTACCTACAGATGCCATATCGTCTCGTAAGGCTATAATCTCCTTACGAGTGTACATCTCTGGCCATACTGGTATCTCATTGTCGTCCCAGATAGTATACCAGAGAGTTCTCCATGCTGGACTCTCTTTAGCCCAGAATAAGAAGCAATCCTCAGATATTACCGTACCAACCATAATAAGTCTACCATTCTTAGCTAAACTAGGAATAACAGCCTCTGTAAGCCACTTACGGTTCTTTGCTCTACCTTCTGCTGTATATGCGTTTTTCTCTGACTCAAAATCATCCACAATGATTAAGTTAGGTCTATCATCCACATGAATCAATCCACGTAAACTCTGTCCTGCACCAGCAGCTACAACTCTAGCCCCGTTACCAAATACAACGCTATCTTCTCTCCATGTGGTTGCTGTGTCAGCTCCAATGTTCCCGAACATAGCAACAAACTCTTTCGAGTCTGTCAAATGTGTCTTTAGTCTTGTTAAGAAATTAATGCTCTGAGCACGAGACTCAGATATAATTAATATAAATAACCCTTCGTTTGATTTCTTGAAAGCTATACGCCATGCTGGGTAAAGGAATGACATAATTGTTGACTTGGCTGTTCTCCGTGGAGCTGCACACAATACTCTCGGTATTGACGCATCTCTTACTGTATCTAATATCTCTTTGTGAAATGGTGGTGATTTCTCACTAAATGCGGTTGGGAACATCATTCTCCCAAATAAACCCACATCACCTTTCATTTTCTTTAAAGCAGCTAGTTTTTGGTATTCTAGCTCAAAATCTTGACTATTCATCATCAACCTCCATAGTTGTTTGTGTTGCTATTAGTTTCTGCTCTTCTTCTCCGAGTCTGTCTAATAGTCTCCGTGTCGTGCTTGCTTCTAGTTGCTGAGTAGTCTTGATTTGTTTCTTCTCATTCATGCCATGCATACTTTGAAGGTTATCTACCGCTTTTAGAAGGTTTGTCACGTCTTTTTTCTCTTTAGCCATACCGATTGCTTCAGTCAATAAATTGAGTGTAAAGCTCTCCGTAAGTCCGTGTTCGTGTAACAGCTTCTCGAGTTCTTCTCTAACCATTTTTTTAAATACCTCTGTTTTCATTCTACGCTTGTATGTAGCGTGCTGGTTGTCCGTGTGGTCTCCCAGGGCTATATCAAGCGACATATCCTTATCCATGGTCATAGCGTAAGCCATGGCTAAGTTTTTCATCTTATCGCTACCTTTTGCAGCGACTTCTAATTCCGGAGCACCAGTATAGGTGTGTTTGGAGCGTCTACCTTGTGCTTTAAATTTCTTAGTTGGGTACCTTGGATTATACAATACATAGCCGAAAGGCATACGAACATACTTATTCTGGCCTTTTCTGCCATCCGAGTAGTGAGATACCTTGAGTACCTCCGCAACAAAGTCGTCATCTGTAACTGCATATTCCCCCTCTTTAGCTACTTTCCAGTCGAAGAACTTTATCCCTGCTGTGAGGGCTTCCTCTCTGGTGCGTATCCAATGGTCTCTTGGACCATCGTTATGGTTTATGTGTATTGAATACATTAAGGTAAAAAGTTCACTCTTTTGAAAGCCGCTTGCATATCTTTGTTCTGTTCATTCTTTATAAAACTACTTAGTTTATCAAATCTATCCGTCAACAAGTTACCATTGGTCTGTGTTTTGCTTTCCAGTATCATATTATTGTAGTTGTTAGAGTCCACTGCTTTTCTTAATTTAGGCCAGTTTTTCTTTGTAACATCACCAGTATTAAAAATTTTATCTACAAGAGATACATATTGGGCGTTATTTAGATCCCTCGGCAGTATATTGCTACGGTTTATTAATTCATCTTCCGCTAGCATTAAATCCTTTACAAGAAGTATATTTATATCTCTATTACTTAGTCCAGCGGAGAAGTCTTCACCTTCTTGTATCTTGTGCCCATACCCTATTGTATCAGATCCACCCTCATAACTTCCAAAAGGATAGAACTTTCGATCTACTTTGTTTAAACCCTTTAACCTGGGATTTTCAACACTTTTAAAATATTCTAGTATCTCCGCATCCTCTAGGTGTGGTGATCTTCGTTCAAATCTACTCATTATCTACTTACCCCAGCCCATAATACGGGCTTATTTCTAGTTTTATCGTCTATGTGAATGTGTTTAGAACCAACCTCAATACCAGAGAAACCGCACTCTATTGCTAGGGTTATAAGTTCCCTAGTATACGAGTCTGATTTTATTCTTATATCTAATGCTAATCCGTCCATGTGAGCAGACTTGGTAGCTCCACCTATGTTCTTGTTGTGCTTCTTGCATCTAAAGCCACTAGTTACATTCATAGCTTTCTCAAGTTCTTCTCTGAGGGCTACAATCTTGCTCATGAAGCGCTTATCCATGTAAACCTTACCACAACACGGGCAAGCTAGCTCTTTAGTCGTAAAATGCTTGTATTTAGCCATTAAGTGAACCTCTTAATATTTTTTATTAAAAAATTTTCTTCCATCTCTATCCAATTCTCTAGTTCTTCATCATAAATATCTTGGAAAAGCGTTGAGTTACAAAAATATGGTACGTCTGTAGCAAGTTGTCCTAGTAAATAGGGAGGAGTGTGTGCGTCCTTAAGTCCTTGTTTCATGAAATCCCTAATATACGAGTTAATCTGCATACGGATTTCTTTGTCTTCCATAAAACCTAGCTTAACTCCTACTCTTAAAGCCATAAAACCTCCTCTCTCTTTTGTATTAACTAATTATAATACGGGGGTAATATCTGTCAAGTACTATTATTACATTACTACAGTACTAGTAGAGTAAACTCACTAGTAACAGTAACTTATACTAGTAATAATAATTTATAATTATAATATATTATAGCAGGAGTGGGTGGTTATGTACCTATTTGTTGAAAATTGTTATAGAGTTGGAGTGGGTGTTTATTCACAACACGCACCCCATTGATTTAAGGGTTGGGGTGGGTCGCCTAGGTTGAGTTTTGTATTCAACATCTCGTTGACGTTGTGTTGTGAGTGCTCCGCTACGCTCCACTAACCCTCGAACAACCATAAGTCTCCGCTTCGCTCCGACTCTCCCTCGTTTAGTACTGCAATCATATGACCGTGTGATGCCAAAGAAATAATTCGGTCAAGGAGAAACAATTATGAAACTATCTAAATCACATTCGTTTAAGCAAAAGGAACTCGCACCCGGGATATATCAAAAGTTAACTACGATCGATACGAACAAGGTCAACATTAATTTCGTATTCGAGGATGGTGACGCTGTTCAAAATCACGGGTTCTCTAAGGGTGTAACCTATGGCAAAGACGACTTAAAGGATTTGTTGGTAGAAGCATCCAACAATCATCCTTTTGCGTTAGAGGCTGATAGCTATAGGTGTTCTCACGCAGAAAAAGACTTCGTTAGTTTTTATGGTATTATTCCAACGCCATCATTAACGAAAGAAGCTGCAAAGAAAGTCGAAAGCATCTTGGCTAGGCTGGCACATATAAAATAGCCAACATAACGACATAATGTAGATTGCAGGATACGCCTTGATTGGTGCTATATCCGAT